GCGCGTTTTGGTTTTCGGTTACAGGTCTGTCACCTTCTATGGAGCAGCTTTCCATCTGCTTCACCTAACCTCTACGCTACCACACTGGGGTCCTATCAACCCCATTGGCACTGGGGATCGTTCTGGGATACGACTTCACAAGTTGCGGCGGAGATCAACAGTGCCTATCCGATTTTTTTAGGACAGGTTGATCTGACAAGCCGTGGCGTAAGAATCGTCTCGGACAGCCGGATCACGGTTGACCATCCCGGAATCTATAGCTTCACGTTCTCGATCCAGTTCAGCAATAGTGACGCGCAGATCCATGATGTGAACGTCTGGTTGCGCAAGAACGACAGCGGTAGCAGTGGTGATGTGCCTGCTAGCGACAGCAAGTTCAGTGTCATTTCCAGCCATGGAGGCGTGGAAGGCAACGTTATCGGCACCGTAAACTTTGTGCTGGGCTTGGTAGGTGGTGACTACATTGAGCTGATGTGGATGACCAGCAATGTGGCAGCCTATATAAATGCCGATCCGGCATCAAGTAGTCCGGCACATCCCAGCATCCCCGGCATCATCTGCACAGTGGTGCAGGTTGCCTCCGCATAACCATGACTACCAAGCGCGAACAGGTACTGACGGCGATTCGCACGGCGCTCACCGGAACCACTGGCGTCAGCACCCGGATCTATCGCAGCAGGGTGGAACCACTGAGCCGCGGCGAAAGCCCGGCACTTGTGATCGAGCCGATCTCGGATACAGCGCAGCAGAACACCAGTTTGCCCACGCTGGATTGGAGCCTTACCGTGCGGATCGCGGTGATCGTGCGCGGCACGGTGCCGGATCAGACGGCTGATCCAATCATCGAGAGCCTGCACGCCAAGATGATGGCCGATCTCACCCTGGGCGGATATGCCATTGATGTGCAACCGCAATCGGTGAGCTTCGAGATGGTGGAAGCTGATCAACCGGCTGGCGTGATTGGCTGTGAATATCTTGTGCGTTATCGCACCTCAGTCACCAATTTGACTATCAGCTGAGCCGGCTACGATGGGTTGAAAGATTCCATCCGGCCAAGCCATGCCGCTGCTTTCCCGCCGCCAGCTGCTGCTGGCCGAAATTGAAACTACTTACGGTGTTGACCCTACGCCAACTGTTGGCGCCAACGCCATCCTGGTGCGCAATATCGAGGTGACGCCCCTCGAGGCTGACACCGTTAGCCGTGAGCTGATTCGCCCTTACCTCGGCCAATCCGAGCAGCTGCTGGCGCAAACCCGTGTGCTGGTGAACTTCGAGGTTGAACTGGCAGGTTCCGGCACTGCTGGCACTGCGCCGGCTTATGGTCCGCTGCTGAAAGCCTGTTCGTTCACTGAGACCGTATCGGCCAGCACGAGCGTGACCTATACGCCCAACAGCAATACCTCGCCCGGTTCGGTCACGATCTATTTCAACAACGATGGCGTGCTGCACAAGGCCACTGGCTGCCGCGGCACCTTCTCCCTGAACTGCACCGTGGGCGAAATCCCCACCATCGCCTTTGAGTTCACGGGCATCTACAACGCTCCGACTGCATCGGCCATCAGCAGCCCGACCTACGCCAATCAGGCTGATCCGGTGGTGTTCAAGCAGGGCAACACCACTGGCTTCGAGGTATTTAGCTATGCAGGCTGCCTTCAGAGTTTCACGATGGAACTGGCCAATGAGCTGGTCTATCGCGAGCTGGTGGGCTGCACCAAGGAAGTGATCATCACCAACCGCGCCCCTGCTGGTGAAGTGATGATTGAAGCTGTCTCGGTCAGCGCTCACAACTTCTTCAACGATGCCACCGGCAGCAGCACTGGAAACCTGACCTTCCAGCACGGCCAGACCGCTGGCAACATCGTGACCTTCACCGCTGATCAGATCGATCTGGGCAACCCGTCCTACAGCGATGAAGACGGCATCCAGATGCTGACCCTGCCATACATTGCCACTCCGACCGATTCGGGCAATGATGAGATGGAGATTGTCTTCACCTGATCCGCGTGGCATTTGTCCTTAAGCAGTCGGACTCCTACACCTGGCCGGTGAGCATCAAGCTCCCGGCCAACGGTGGGAAACGAGAGCGGCAGACATTTGACGCTGAGTTCAAGCGGCTGGCACAGAGCCGCATCAATGAGATTCAGCGCGAGGTGCAGCTGCGCGTTAAGGCGAACGAAAAGGGCGAGGATACCGGCGAGGGCATCAGCGATCAGAGCATTGCTGATGAGATCCTGGTGGGCTGGGATGGAATCATCGATGGCGATGGTGAGCCCGTGCCCTTCAGCAATGCGGTGAAGGCGCAACTGCTGGATGT